CTTCGATCAGCGGTTCCAGCTCGGTGACAGGTTGTCCGAAGGACCGGGTGCATGCAATCTGCTGTTTGGACTCTGGAGCATCGTCCAGATCCACACAGGGCTGGACGAGTAATAGCTGCGCAGGCTGCTCGCACCTGCAAAAGCCTGGAATGGGTCTTCCTCGAACTGGCGTTTGGTGATCTTCTTGGTGTGATGCACCAGGATTACGCCAGCGTCCGGATTGACTGCGAGGTGCAGCTTGGTCACACGGCGTGTGAGGAAGAACATCATGGCGTCGTTGTCGTTCTCACCACCCACGCCGCCACCGTCGAATACGTTTCGGATCGGATCAATCGCAATGATGTCCGGCGGCTCACCACCGAAGTGCGTACTGATGGCATGAATCAGCTGCTCCAGCCCATCGTCATTGAGAACCAGGTGCAACTGGGGCGTGACCATCAGATTGCGACGTGCCAGCGCCAACCCCTCCTTAGGCAGGATGATGTTGTGCATGCGCTCCTTGAGGTACGGGTATCGGACTTCGGCCTGGATGTAGGCAACCCTGAGTGGCCTTGCTGGCACCATTTCCAAGAACGTCAGACCGGCAGCCATGTGAGCGAGCCATGACAGCAGGAAGTCGCTCTTACCAACCTTGGGGGCACCGCCAAAAACAGCGATACCGCCCGGCGTGACGATCCGGTTGGAGACCAGATCAGCAGGCACAGGCGTGTGGTCGTCCAGGATCTCGCCCATGGAATAGATGGTCAGGCTTGCTGTGCTGGCCTTGACGTTAATGCGCTCGCCAGAATGCAAGAACTCCTCGCAGTCAAAGTCTTCGACCACGGCGTCGGCGGCATCCCACTTCTCAGTTTTCGATTCAGGTGGGACAACGATCGCCACCGACCGTGCGCCCACGGCGCTACAAGCCTTGGCAGCCGCTTCAGCGTAATCCCAGCCCGGCGCATCCCTATCTGGCCAGATCAGAACGTCTTTGCCCCTGAGCGGGGTCCAGTCCGTCTTTTCGATGGGCGCCCTGGCACCGTTCATGGCTGTCGTTGCAACGATCCCTTTATCGATCAAGGCCTGGGCACACTTCTCCCCTTCGACCAGCACCACCTGCCTGGCCGAGACAATGGCAGGCTGGTTGTAGAGCGGACGAGGATCAGGTGCACGCCACATGCGGGCGCGCACATCCCAGGGCCTGAATTCCTTACCCGAGGGGGGGTCGTAGCGATACACCCGGGCGATCAACGTGCCGTCGGCGCTCTGATAGTCCCAGGTGGCGGTGTACGGGCCGAGTTCATCAATCGGTTGCTGGCGGACATCACGCTTGATGGATCTGCCGACGGGCGGGGCAACGCCACACCACTGACGAACCTCTTCAAGAATGCGCGGAAAGTCGTTCTTGACCGACAGGTTGCGCGACAGTCCCCAGGCATCGAAAACATCCCCACCCATGTCGGCGGCGAAGTCGAACCAGAGGCCGCGGCGCGCGCCCTCCATCTCAACGACCAGGCTTTTGCCGGGTGAGCCATCAATGTCGCCTACGTAGAACTTCCCGCCACGGATACGACCCTGGGGGAACAGAAACAGCAGGACAGATTCGAGCCGATCGATCAACGCATGGCGCAATCCCTCGACATCTTCTGTCGTCCCGGTTACGCGATCCGCTGCATCGTTGAAGTCGAAGTAGCTGGACTCATGCATCAAGACCCACCCCAACAGCGTTCCTGCCATGAACAGAAGCGGCACTCCTGGTGGGTTGGCGTGGTCGAGAATCGGGGCAGCACCTCACCGGCATCGGTGGCCGTGATGACACGCACGGCGCGATCAGACATTCGCTGGGCCAGCCCGCCATCAAAGGGGACCAACTCGAACCAGATCTCTTGGCTGTCTTTGTTGATGGCGGTGAAAAGTGCTGGGTTCTGCGAAATCTCCGGGATGCTGGCTTCCATGTAGGCCTGGTAAATCGCCATCTGCGCGGCATAGACCGGTTTGGACTTGGCCACACCGTTTTTGACCGTGTCACGCCAGGACTTGTCGTTCATGGTCTTGCACTCCCACAGCGCGGGATAGCCCATGCCCAGTGACGCAGGCCCGCCATTCAGGACGCCGTCGACATGGCCCTTGATCCGGCCACGAGCTACGGAAAACCCAAACTGCCCTCCCTGCGCTTTGCGGGTGTAAAGATCGAATCCGATCAGCCGCAGCCAGCGAATTGCCAGGTCTTCCAGTTCATGGCCAACCTCAAAGACACGCAGCAGCCGGCCCGAAAACTCCCGCCCTGGGTCCACCGGCGTGCGGGTGTACTCGAACTGGAGCGCACGCTCGCAGGCGACTCCCAGGCGGGACGCGCCCAGGTAGTCACGCGGCCTTTGCGCATCGCGCTCCCGCGCCAGCGCGTCATCGATGAGCGCGCCGACCTGTTCATGAAATTTGGGACGGTGATTGAAGTCGAGCATCACACCCGTCCTTGCTGCCGACCTGCGGCTTGAACAGCGAGCCGTTGCTCCAAAAACGCCCGATCCTTGGCTGCCATACGCTCGTGCTCTTCGAGCATGTGGTCTTGGTACTTGGTAACGACCACATCAATGAGTGTGAGCACCTCCTCACGGGTGTAGTCGGCAAGAGGCCGCTGCATACCGATAGAGCCAACGTACTCGCCCAGCGGTCCAAGACAGGACTGCATGGCTGAAATTTCCATATCACTGGGGTCGATCATCTGCCCCTCCGTTTTGTTCATGAGCGTGGAGAAGGCCTCCTGACAGCGGCGGGAGCAGAACACCCACCTGTCGTTGTAGCGAGAGGGGTCTGAGCGGCGAACGCGCGGGTTGAACCAGCCAAACCCCTTGGCTTTGCGATGGCAGACAGCACATTTCACGCAGCCTCCAAGATCGGGTGGACATTCGCGTCGTTGGCCGCGTTGACCAAGCGAACGATGGCGTTGCGGTTGAAGCGAAACGACAGCAGCGCAGACGCCTGATAGCGCGTCAGACCGTAATCGGCCCGAAGCTCTGGCGGCAGGTACTGCAACTGTTTCGGTGTAGGCGCTTCGTTGAGCCAGCGGCGAGTCTTGTGGGCTGAGTCCTCGGATTCGTTTTCGTTGAGCCAGTCGTCCGCCTTGGCCATACAAACCGTGCGCTCGCCGACCGCCAGCAGCCGGGTATTGAGCCCCTTGCCTCCGCCAATCGCATGCCAGCGACCGTTGAGAAAGAAGATGCCGCCCCAGGCTGTGAAGCCCGTAGCCATGAGTGCATCGTCGCTGCCAAAGAGATCGCACCAACGAAAATTGGATCGGCTGAGTAAGTCAATCTCGCTCATGACGAACTTGTCCAGCACGCCTCCATCTGGTGCCTCTGATGGCTCCCAAACATGGGAGCAAAACGGGCACTCCATGACGGCCAGCGGTACGACAGCTCCGCACATCGCCCGCAAGAAGTGTCCGTCCCCCTGGAGGACGCCACGCTGGACGACATGGCCTTTGCCATTGTCGGTATTGAAGCCCAAGTGGCCCAAGCCCGTCGCGGCCTGAGTGGTCTGCGCGAGCTGTACGAACATCCTGAATTCCGCACGCGGGATCAACCCGAGTGACAACAGCCCGGCAGCACAAAACGCCCGTCGCATCAGCGGCTTTGCGGATCTGGAGGGCATCGAGTTTGTCGGGAAGGTCGACTGGGAGAAGGACCAGAACGGCCAAGACAAGTGCGTCATCAAGTCGGCGGTGGCCCCGGACCACAAAGAGTACGCGGCGCACATGAACGGTTCCGCACCTGCGGCGCCCAGTGCCACGGCGCCGAACGCCTATGCACAGGCCACCGGACGCGCAGCGGTACCGGGTCGTCCCAGCTGGGCTCAGTAAGGGGGAGTTGCCATGATTCTTCGCCCCCGCCAAGCCTTGCTTGTGCAGAGGACCCTTGCGGCCCTCGGCGAGCATGGCAACACCCTGGCCGTTGCGCCCACCGGATCGGGCAAGACCGTGATGCTGTCGGCTGTGGCCGGCAGCATCCTGGCTGAGCCTGATGCCAAGGCATGCATTCTGGCCCACCGCACTGAGTTGACTGGGCAGAACCGCTCGAAGTTCGAGCGAGTGAACCCGCGCCTCAAGACCTCTGTGTTTGATGCCAACGAGAAATCGTGGGCTGGCAACGCCACCTTCGCCATGGTGCAGACGCTCTCTCGTGGTGCCAATCTGGAGCAAATGCCGACGCTCGACTTGTTGATCATCGACGAGGCCCACCACGCGGTTTCGCCCAGCTACCGCGACGTGATTGAACAGGTGTTGGTCAAGAACCCCAAGGCTGCCATCTGCGGTCTGACCGCAACCCCGAACCGGGGCGATGGCAAGGGCCTGCGTGAAGTGTTCAGCAACCTGGCTGATCAGATCACGCTGGGGGAGATGATCGCCAGCGGCCATCTGGTACCACCCAGGACCTACGTGATCGATGTTGGCACCCAGGATGCCTTGCGCAAGGTGCGTCGCACGGCCACCGACTTTGACATGAATGAGGTCGCGTCCATCCTGAACAAGACCCTGATCACAGAGTCGGTGATCACCAACTGGAAAGCCAAGGCCAGTGATCGCAAAACCATTGTGTTTTGCTCCACGGTCGAGCATGCCAGCGACGTTTGCAAAGCCTTCAATCAGGCCGGCGTTCACGCTGTGCTGATCCACGGTGAGTTGCCTGATGCCGAGCGCAAGGAGCGACTGGCCTCCTATGAAACCGGTCGCGCCCAGGTGGTGGTCAACGTCGCAGTGCTGACCGAAGGCTACGACTACACGCCCACGTCCTGCGTGGTCCTGCTGCGACCCAGTTCATACAAGTCCACCTTCATTCAGATGGTGGGCCGAGGCTTGCGCACGGTCGATCCGCAGGAGTTTCCTGGTGTGGTCAAAACCGATTGCATCGTCCTGGACTTTGGCACTGCCAGCCTCATGCATGGCGCGCTTGAGCAGGAAGTCAATCTCAATGGCCACGACCATGATGGTGATGCGCCGACCAAGGATTGCCCGGAGTCCCTCAAGGGCCGGCACGCGGATGGTGTCGGGCAGTTCGCGCACATACCATTCGGGGCGCTCACGCAATTTCTGGACTGGGGTTTTCTTCTTGAACAACATGGCGATTACTCCTTTACGAGAGCAATGCGATACGAGGGCTTGCCGGACTTGACGGTTCGGGCTGCCTCGAAGGCGGACTTGAGGGTTTCGGGCCAGGCGTTGAACTTGGTCTCGCTCACCCGGTAGCTGATTTCGACGTACTGCTTTGCGTCATCACCGCTGTCCGTGATACGGCGGGTGATCTCAGCCAAGCGGGCCTGGTCCCAATCGACCTTCTTGGGGAGGTCGGCTGTGACACGCACGTTGCCGTCGTCGAAGTGAACGACCCCGGTGTCCTTGCCTGCGTCGTGTCGCAGGTTGCGGGCACGCTCGCTCCACTTGAAGTCGAGTGCCTGGTCGATGTGATCGCTCAGGGCTTTGCCAGAAGCCAGCAGATCAGCAGCGGCGTTTTTGATGCTGAAGAGCAGTTCGGCGGGTTGCTGCGCCAGCGTGCCAGCCGGGGTGGCCAGCACCTGCTCGGGCGTGAAATTCACATCGGTGCTCATGCAGCACCTCCGCTGACTTCACGCTCGGACGTGCTCTTACGCAGGCTGTCGACTTCGAAGGCTTCGATGTCTTCGATCCGGTAGCGGACCTGACCTTGCAGTTTGAGGAATACGGGACCGATGCCCTCAGAGCGCCAGCGCTCCAGTGTGGCCTCGCTTAGGTCCCAACGGTCAGCCAATTGCCGTTGATTGAGG